TACAAGGCACCTGCTAAGATTGTGCGCTATCGTTTGCTTGAGATTGCATCGCGTCAAGAGTGCTTCAATCGCGCAGATTGGGCAGGTTCTTATCTTTATGTTCGCTGATTATGGATTACACTAAAGAGCAACTGATTGATGCACTTGTGGCAGAGTGGGACTATCTCTGCCACGATGATTATGATCCACAAGATCCAACACCAGAAGAATATCGTAAAGAGATGGAAGAACTTACAATCGAACAATTGATTGAAGAAACATCAACTGGTGAAGGTTACACACTTGAAGAGTTTATGGAGAATTGGATATGAATGTATCATCTGATCGATGGATTGTCTCATGGAAACGTGAGAAGAAAAATGGTTACACTTCAACCCAGAAAGTTGTAGTGTATGGAATCAAAAATGTTGAGTACATTATCAACACAATGGTTCCGACAGATGAATGGAGTGTAACACCAGCATGACATCAAAAGAAAAACTTCTATTTGTATCATCATTTTTTATCTTTATGAACTGGGGAACCAGATTATGCATTCTACTATTTTCCATTCAGGATACGGTTATTCTAAGATCATCTGTGAGGATGTTACCTCTTGGTTTCTGAATAACTTTTTCCCACGCCACAAAATCTCCGTTGATATTATTCATCGTGGATTGAAAAGTGAACAAGTTGTCGGTTATTGTGATGTTGTGGGTCATAACTATCGCCCTCGTCATTTTATGATTGAACTTCAGACTGATATGAGTAAGGAAGTGTATATTAAGACTCTTTTACATGAATTGACGCATCTGAAGCAGTGGGTAGAGGGTTCTCTGCGTTTTCGTAGTGGAAAATTGTGTTATTCTACAGAACCAGTGGAAAATTGGTCTTATGAAGATCAACCACACGAAATTGAGGCAAGAGAGGAAGAATTAAGGTTATATGATTGGTATATGAGTGATACTTTTGGTATGCCAGTTGGGAAAGTGGCACAGAGGTTCTGCAACCGTCTCTGTGCTTCTGTATGATTACGGAGTAATCGCAAGAGACCAATGCTCAAAAAGCAAGTTCTAAAAGTTGTGGGTGAAACCGCAATGGGGGTTGACAACAAACTAAACCGTATGGAGAAGTTTGAAGTTTTTTGCCGAGTCTGTGATGGTCTACTGGACGATGGTAGAATCACCACAGCACAACATCTTGCCTGGACGGAGGTTTTCTGATGACACCTGAAGAACAGTATCGCTCACTTTACGAGGATATGTACTGCCTTTGTGAAAAACAAGGGTGGGGAGATCCTTTCAGTTATGCACGTTCGCGTGAAATTTATATGGCAGGGATTCTAGGGCATCGTATCGCTGATGATTACAGTGGTGCTGATGCTTTCGATCAAGATGGTGGCGCAGAGTATAAATCAACTATTGCAAATTCTATCAATGCAACGTATAATGGTATCAGTGTTCAAGACACTTGGGAAGAGCAAGAACGATACTTAGTAGAAGATAAGATTGGTAAGTATAAGAATCACTATTATGCACGATATGAAGGTGCTAAGATTGCAGAAGTATGGAAACTTAATTGTGATGATGTATTGTGTATTTTGATTCCAAAAGCAAAGAAACAATATCCTAAAAAGAAATCAGGTAATGCCAAAGATCCCCGTATTGGTGTTACAATATCTAAGAAGGAGATTTATGCTGTTGGTACTTGTATTATAGGATAATTATGGACTCTAAAGAACTTATGTACTCATCAGGTAACAATGATGAGTGCTATACGCCAGATTACGCTGTTACCCCCATCCTGAAGTATATTCCAACGGATGCAAAAGTATGGTGTCCATTTGATAAGGCAGAAAGTGAGTTTGTTAAGCAAATTTCACAGACTCATAGTGTTGAATACTCTCATATTGATGAGGGTAAAGACTTCTTTGCCTATGAACCTGTTCACTTTGATGTAATTGTATCAAATCCTCCATTTACAAACAAGCGTAAGTTCTTTGAGCGGGCATTGTCATTCAACAAACCATTTGCGTTGATTATGACTAACACTTGGTTGAATGATTCTGCACCAAAGCAGTTGTTCAAGGATAAGGATCTGCAACTGTTGATGTTTGACAAGCGAATGAAGTTTCATAGTCCTGATGGTAGATCGAATGATAAGATCACGTTTAGTAGTTCATACTATTGCTGGGACTTTCTACCAAAACAAATTATAATGGAGGAGTTGAATGTGCCAAAGAGCAAACTGGCACAGAAGACACGGAGTGAGGCAGTATTGCCTGTATGATTACTTCAGTTCAACCAAAAGCAATGAACGACCTTCTGACTGAAATCCAAGACACTCCTGGTGAGATCTTTGACATTCCTGAAATGCAAGATCTTTACAATGAGAAAAAGTTTGACCTTGAAGAGTATCTAAACTCTGACTACGATTACTAATTCCATTCATCATTTCATTTCACTCTATTTTCAGTTATGAACTCAAAGCAACTTGACCAACTCAAATTTGAATATGCTGAGATGATTGTTGAGGGTATGGATATGAAAACCCTTGAGTTGTTTGCCATTGAGATGGTAGAGCAGAATCTTAAAGACTACACTGTAGAAGATCTAAAGGAAGAAGTTACCGATTGTTATGGTGAAGAAACTTGGATGGATATGATGCCTGAAACGCCACAACAATTGACAGAAATTGGTGAATTGGAAGCAACTGCCCCTGATTATGGAGTTGGTAAGTGAAAACCTTAATTATCGTTGGTGTTGGTATTCTTCTCTGGACTAACACATCTGCTCGTCAATTTATTGCTGACGGACTTTATCAAACTGCTGATTTTGTGCAACCGAAATGAAAAACACCCATCTGCAACATCCTGAAGATTCTATTCTGATGGGTGATCTGAGTGTACTTGATTGGTTTGCTCAACCTGCAAACGTTTCCGTGAAAATTGATGGTGCTCCTGCAATTGTATGGGGTACTGATCCTGCTACAAAAACATTTTTCGTAGGTACCAAAGCAGTATTCAACAAAAAGAAACTGCGAATTGCACACTCTCACGATGAGATTGATCTACATTATGAGGGTGAAGTAGCAGACATTCTCCACGCTTGTTTTGATTGTCTGCCACGAACTGATTGTATCTTTCAGGGTGACTTTATTGGTTTTGGTGGTGATGACACTTACACACCTAATGCAATCACTTATGTTTTCCCTGATCTTGTAATTCAGAGTATCATTGTTGCTCCACATACAATCTATGTTGCTGAGAGTGATCTTCGTGATGCTATAGGATCTTGTATGGTTCTTATGCCTAAGAGCACTAAAGATGTATTGTTTGTTAAACCTGACGGATGGGAAGATGAGTGTGATTATATTGATAAGGTAAACTTTGCACGTCAAATGTCAACTACAGTAGAATATGCCAAAACTAAGACAAAAGCACGAAAGATTGAGAAGGTTCTGAATACTTTCATTAAAACTGATGCTGTGCTTGATCCAGAGGCACTGGCGGATATTGCCGAGTGTGATTTGAACTTAATGCGTTTATGGAAACTTGTAAAGGCAATCAAGGAGGATAGATTGACACTTTGTGCCACAATGGGTGGTCCTGCTGCATACTTAGGCAAACGATTTATTAGTGCTGAAGGTTATGTGCTTACAAATGACTATGGTTCATATAAACTGGTGAGAAGGGAGATATTCTCCCGATATAACTTCAAATATGGTAGGTTCTCTATGCCAGTAGACTAACTGTCCATCTTGGCCGCGGCGATCAACTGATTTACTCTATACTAACTTTAGTTCAAATAAAATGATGAACTTTCAATTATCTTCTTCTGGAGATTATGTTTCTGCTTTTGACATTGCTGGACAGGTTTTAATTGCCTCTCTAGTCAATCAAGGAAGGCAGCAGATTGCACTCTGTGAACTTTACAAGACTCTAGGCGCTGAAAGTAGAGCAGAAAAAACTTCTGTTTTGTGGGCAGTTCGTCGTGCAAAAGATGCTAAGATGATTAGTAAAACTGCACGACGTTCAGTTTATGAAGTGTGCCACTCCTAAAACTGGCACACTCTGCCCCTGACTCTGCCTCACTCTGCCCTATACTTAATTCAGTTCAAACAAAGGCAATGACCTATCGCCCTCTTCGCCGTCACGCTACTGCTGAAGACTTCCAGAACTGGGAGAACAAGGCAAAGTCAATGACTGTTGCTGAACTAATGTACGCTGCTAAGGATTGCCGTGAGGTTGCTTCCCTGTGGCGTGGGAATGATCCTATGGTAGAAGGGTTCTATGATGACCAAGCGTCCACTTACGGAACTGTCCTCCGTCGTCGCCAACTGGCGGCAATCTAACCTATACTACAAAGGTACTCAAGGGAATCGCTCAATGACTGACCAAGAACGGACCACAATGATTGAGGATCAATGCGAACACGTTATCGCATTGTGTGAGACCTACGTTGAGGGTGACTTGCTCGAAGATGTTGGTAACATCCGTGCTCTGTATGAAGAGTCTGGA